TCTTTTCTATTTGCTCATTGAGCTTGGTTTCCATGTCATCTAGTTTTTCTACCATGCTTTCTAGCACATCATATTTATCGTCAGGGATTGATACATAATTATCTTCAAAAAGACTCTTCATTCCAGATAGGAATGATTCAGTCAATTCTGTTTTGAGTCCGTGCTCGATGGCAAGAGCATTCTCTTCCATCCACTCATCTGAGACATACTCAAGATAAGAGTCTACACGTTCTTGAAGTGCTTCTTTCTCTTCGGCAATCTCTTCAGCGATTCTTGCCTCGTGCTCTTCTTCAATAGTAGCACGGATTGTAGCAACTTTTGAGTTGATAGCAGCTTCAAAGATTGTCTTTGCTTTTGCCTTAAACTCTTCGGTGAGTTCTTCACCACCGAGAAGTGCATTAACATCATCATCGATGTTATACTCTTCTACTTCTTCTTCAGCAACTACTTCATCTGTAGTTACTTCATCTTCTGCAACTACTTCTCCTTCAAACTCTTCCTCTTCTTTAAATTTCTTTTCAGTAGGCATAGCTTGATCTCCTGGAGTTGCATTTTTATTAACTACATCCTTCACCTGTTTGAGAGTTGTACCAGGTGTTTTAAGTTTCGCAGAATCATTAGTTGGACTATAGTTTTCAGGAGTTGGTCCTCCTAAATCCTCAAAGGGTGGTGTATTGCCAGGTGTTTTCACACCAGCTGCATTACTACCTTCTTTTGGAAGTGCCTTTTCCCCAGGTGCTGCGTTTGCGTTAACAGCAGTCTTGGATTGGGTTACGTCTTCTTCCATTCTTTGTAATTTTGTGCCACGAGACATTTGTAAACTCTCCGATTCCTGTAATTAAACCTATATTTATTTAGAAGTTTTATATGTTTGATAAGAAATCGTTAAATAGATCGAGTTTTTTCTCGTCTAACGCTTTCTGATCAACCAATGTATTGATGGTTTTGTAGGTTTTATGTGCGAACTTCTCACGCAAAATACCCCCATCCCATACCCAATCCTTACCTTCCATAATTCCCTCAACAAATGCATCGGGAGCAGAAGGATCAGCAACTATGTCAGCAGCAGTTGCTAACATAAAGTCATCACCAACAATGTTTACACCTTCACGGGTTGGTTTCAAGGAACCAATACCACGAGATGAAACACCGAGTTTGACACCTTCATCAATAAGTGAAGATGCAATCTTACCCATTGGTGTGCCAAGAATCTTAGCCTTACCAATGAAATTAGAACCACTTTCTTTAAGTGATACTATTTTATGAGAAACTCTGTCGAGATTCACAGTTGGTGTATCGGGATGACCCAACTCACCTAATGCTCTTCCTGACTGAACATGATTCTCATTATAACGAGAAACTTCCTTACGCAGAGTTTCTATAGGATACATTCTACCATTACGGTTTTTAATGTTTCCTTGAAGGAAAACTCCCTCAATATACATAGACTTCTTGCCGTTGCGATTTTCAACGAGAAATTCTACGCTTTCGATTTCTTCTCTAATGAGTTTCATCAGGCTTCCCCTGTAGTTTGAACTTGTATAATATTAACATCGGTAGATGCACCATCACTTTTTGCTGCACATCTTGCAGAAGAATATAAAGTAACATCACCATTTGCTTCAGTGAAAGTAAAGGCCGTAGTAATACCACTTGTATCAGCATCTAGTGTCAACTTAGTTTGCCATGTACCATCATATTGTGATGAATTATTATCAACTGCAGTTACTAATGCATGTGTAATCTTATTATCATAGTTTACATCATTCGCACCGATCAAAGTTACATAGTTTCCAACGTTAAATGGCATTTGTTGGCCTTCAGGACATGTTAAAACGCATCCATCTGCTTGAGTAATTGCTATTATTCTCTGAGAATATCTGGACATCGAAAGAGTCTCAGATGTTCCTGAAGGAATATAGTAATCACCATCACCTATCGAAGGTGTGACAGCAGTTTGAGAAACAGAGACATGTACTCCTGTACTTCTAGGAGTTATTCTCAGATAAGGGGATTTTATGGCAAACGAAGTAGTTGCCGTTCCAGCTGCGACAGCTGTAAAAGAAATACCCGTTCCCACTACTGGTCTATGTGCCATTATTCTTTAAAGTCCATTTAATAGTTATTTAGCAGTTATTCCTCTGCCTCTTCTTCAGGTTCTTCAACCTCAAGTTCAGCTTCGGTTTCAATTTCATCCTCATCTTCAACTTGGGGTTCACCAAAAAGGGAACTTGCCACAACAGGTCGAGCAAGATCAACCTTATTAGCTGATTTTGCATATAATAAGTCTTTAATCTTATCAGTTATCTGAGAAGCAGACTCATCCGCACCAATCATATCCATTAATTCATCCATTTTAAGTGTGTTCAAATGTTAACTAGTTGTATTTATATTTCTCCACCCTTCGGTGTTGGAAGTTTATTTTCTGTATCAGCAGTAGTTGCAGTGTCTACAGCACTAGATCTTAAAGAAGCATCCGCTACATCTGGTTGTGGTTCTTCTTCTGGCATTGGCATTGGTCTTAATCCACCACTACCTTCTGGATCTAACATCATATCTGCAGGATCAGGTATAGTGCCATCTGCAATTTCTTTTTCAATTTGAGCATCCTGTTCAGTAATTTCTACATCAGTTTGACGCAGAACATTACGTCTTACCCAATCATTAGAATAATACTTACCGATATAAGGTTCTGTTGCAGTAAGAAGAGCTAATCTCTCATTCTGCAATTCTGCTTCTTTTAATTCTGTGAAGTGATTGTCATATAAGAAGTCATATTGAATATGCTCCTCCATTATATTCCAATCTTCAGTGGTAATTACATTTTTAAGTAATAGTTGAGTCTTCAGCATATCACTGAACATTGCTGAGAATCTCTTTCTCAAACGTCCAACAAACTTACTGAATTTAACTTCATCACGAAGTATTTCAGAAGAACGACCTAAATTGAATCCACCATCTCCTTCTATTCTAGAGATAGGAACATTTAGTGCCTTGTATAATTTCTTCTTGAAGTATTCGATGTCCGTGATTTCGCCAAGATTCTGTCCTCCAGGAAGAGTAGAAATTTCAGTTCCACGTCCACCTTCCCTTCTAGGAAGCCAGAAATCTTCAAGCATTGCCATGTACTTCTTGTCATCTCGAACCTCTCCAGTAGATGCGTCGTATACAAGTTTGTTACGATATCTCATCATCACGTCACGGAGATATTGCTCTGCCTTTACTTTCGGTAGATTACCAACATCAATATAGAAAATTCTTCTTTCTGGAGCACGGGAAAGTCTGTAAATAACAAGACTATCCTCAATCATTCTTAGTTGATTAAGGGCTTTGATGGACTTGTGCAAATATGATAATGTTGTTCCTTTATTTCTATCTACTAATCCTGAAGTACAAAATGTAATTGAATCCTTTGCAAATTTAATACCACCTTGTCCCGTTGAAGTAGGATTTGTACTCGGATAATTTACCTTAGGATTATATACGAAGTATTCCTCTATTTCAGGAAACTCATAATCCATAGGATTGCCACTATTCATAACAGCAGTCCTAAACTTATCACCCTCTTGCTTCTTCTGCTGTCTTACATAACGCATTTTAGTTGCGTCGATATATCTTAATTCTTGTATTCCTTGATGTGGATTTTTAATATCAATTACCTTATTATAATACAATCTACCATCAATGTACCAATTCCTATAAATTTCGTGAGACTTTCTATTGAAATCTAGTAACTCAAGAATAAACTTAAACTCATCTCTTATACTTTTCTTAATACCATCGCTTGCATTTAAATGATCTAGATTAATTTCAATTGGACTGTCATTTGAATCTGATACAAGGGCTTCATTTACAATATCTTCAATAGCACTATCCGCTTCAGGATGAAGAGCCATTTCACGGTATCTTTTAATTAAATCAAATTCAGTTTTATAGACACCCTCAATATCAACATACTGACCGAAAAAACCACTACTCATAAAGTAGTCCGACTGATCCTCTTCGTTGGGAGGAACAGGAGAGACTACTCCAGGAGATAATGGTTCGTTGTCCTCTATCGAGAACCCAAATAACTTAGCCATGATTTATTTTAAAAATGCCCTTTATTGGACTATTTATCACACTATTACTGCACCAGTTTGATCAGATGGTGATCCTGTGCTTGTATTAGAACCTGCGATCCAGTATTGAACTTGGAATGTAACAGTATATTCTTCAATAGCATCTCCACTTTCATATGAAAGATCTATTGAACTAACCTCTGTTGGGAAGATACCATCGAAGTAGTAACTTCTTAATGGTTCTAATGGTGTACCACCACCACTTGCATCACCTTCTCCACTATTTGTATTACCAAAACGAGTCGTTGATCTACCTAATTGATTAACAACTGCATTACCCATATATGAATTAGGAGTTGTTGCTCCACTTGCATCACTTAACTTACTAATTCCATTCATCCACTGTTCAAATGAGGTTCTTAATTTAAAGTCCTCATCGTTAATAACGGTGACTGCCCAAGTATCAAAAGTTCTGTCTCCAGCAACTTTTAAAACTCTTCCTCTAAAAGGAATTTCTACAGGGGTGATAGTTGATGCTGGAAGTGCAGCAGCTTTACAAAGAAACTGAAAAGTTTCGTTATCCCAAGCATCTGCAAATTTGAAGTCATTAATGTTGACTTCAAACAGATTAGGACGAGCTCCGCCACCAGCAAGTCTCGACTTAAATTGGGTAATGGTTT